GAAAAGAAAGAACAGTTAGCCCAAGTACGAGCTGAACAGGAACGCATTGCCCAACAGCAACAAGCAGACCGTCAGCAGGAAATGGCTAAACTTGTTCAACAGGAAGCACAAAAACTTTCACAAGTCCTACCAGAGTTTTCAGATCCAACCAAAGGCGAACAAATCAGAAATGAGATTCGTAACTACGGTAAGAGTGTAGGTTTTACAGAACAAGAGTTATCACAAGTATACGACTCTCGTCATGTATTAATGCTACACAAAGCGATGATGTACGACAAACTTCAAAAATCTAAACCTGCTGTAAACAAAAAGGTTGCTCAAGCACCCAAGATGGTTAAATCAGGCACAAAGGTTAAAGAAGGTAATCGTGATCTTCGCAAACAACAACTGAATAAGCTAAAGCAAACTGGCAAAGTCAGAGATGCTGCGGCTCTTTTTGAAAACTTTATTTAATAAGGAAGTGAATTAATCATGGCAACATATCAAACCTATCAATCCATTGGTAATCGTGAAGATTTAACCGATGTGATTTATAACATTTCTCCAACAGACACACCATTTATGTCATCTGTTGGTAAAACAAAAGCAACTGCTGTATACCACGAATGGCAAACAGACTCATTAGCTGCTGCTGTAGCAACTAACGCTGCAGTTGAAGGTGCAGACGCATCATCATTAACAGCTACTCCAACTGTTCGTAAAGGTAACAGAACACAGATTTCACAAAAAACTATCCAAATCGCTGGTACTTTAGAGTCTATCGATAAGGCTGGTCGTAAATCTGAAAAAGCATATCAATTAAGCAAAGCTTCTGCTGAACTTAAACGAGATATGGAAAAAACATTACTATCTAATACTGCTGCTGTAACAGGTGATGCTTCTACAGCTCGTAAATTAGGTGGTTTACAAGCATGGTTGAATACAAACTATGTTGGTGCAGGTACTGCTGGTTCTAACGGAACTACAGCTCGTGTTTCTGGTACAGATGCAACATTCACAGAAGCAATGTTAAAATCTGCTGTTAAAAAAGCATACGAACAAGGTGGTACTCCAACTGTTCTTATGGTTACACCAACACAAAAACAAGTAGTATCAGGTTTTGCTGGTATTGCTGCACAACGCTACATGGCACCAAATGACAAAGCAACAACTATTGTTGGTGCTGCTGATGTTTACTTATCAGACTTCGGTACATTATCTGTTGTTCCTAACAGATTCATGACTGCTGATGCTGATGACAACGGTGAAGTAGCATTTGTTCTTGATCCAGAATATGCTTCAGTTGCATATTTACGCCCATTCGCTACAAACGAATTAGCTAAAACTGGTGACAGCGAAAAAACACAACTTCTTGTTGAATACACACTTGAAGTTAAAAACGAAGCAGCTCACGCAATTATTGCTGACCTTGCAGAGTAATACGGATAATTGCCCTCTTCGGAGGGCATTACCCTTTTAGGATTATTATGGCGAAGATATTAGAAAAAGATAATATTAGAAACAAAGTAGCTCATGACACCGATGACGGTGGATTAGTGATTGAGACTGCACAAGATGTATCCGCAATTATTGAACAGAACAAACAAGAATATAACCAAACAAATGGTCGTTGGGGTAATGATGTCTTTGACAATAAGATAGCTTCTATTCCACTGACCGTAATAGACACACTTAACCAAAAAGGAATCATGAGAGGCTTTCATGTGATTGACCAGAAAGCATTTCGTGTTTGGTTAAATGACCCAGACAACCGTTTCTTTAGAACACGACAAGGTAAAGTATAATGGCATTTACTAACTATTCAGATTTAAAGACAGAGATAGCAAACTATCTTGGTCGTAGTGATCTTACAGCACAAATCCCTACATTTATTCGTCTTGCTGAAGATAGAGTTGCAAGAGACTTACGCATTAGACATATGCTAAAAGTTGCACAAGCAACAATGACTGCTGATGATAATACAGTTGCATTACCTAGTGATTTTCTAGCAATGAAAGATATACATATACAAAGCAATCCAATCAGAACATTGCAGTTTCAAAACTCATCTAATTTCTTTAGAAATGCTAGGGTATCAGAAAAAGGTGCTCCTACCATGTATACTTTATTAGCAAGCGAGTTTCAATTTGCACCAACACCAGATTCTAACTACACACTTAAACTAATCTATTACTATAAACCTGATTACTTAAGTGACACAAATTCATCAAATGCGTTTCTAGCAAACTGTCCTGACTTATTACTATATGGATCACTTGCTGAAGCAGAACCCTACTTGATGAATGATGAACGAACCCAAACATGGGCATCTCTATACGATAGAGGTGTAGCTTCATTACGAGCAAGCGATGATGATGCAGAATATCCATCATCACCAATGTCAATAACACTTTCTACGAGGTAAACAACTATGGCTGAAATGTCGAATTTTTTAGAAAACGAACTGTATGACCATGTGTTAAGAAACGCAGCATACTCTTCACCATCAAACATTTATGTATCATTACATACTGCTGATCCAACAGATGATGCAAGTGGAGCAGAGGTATCAGGTGGTTCTTATGCTAGAACAGCAGTAACAATGGGTGCACCTGCTAACGGTTCAGGCACTAACTCTGCTGATGTGCAATTCCCACAAGCAACTGCTGACTGGGGAACTGTAACTCACATTGGTATCTGGGATGCTTCTACATCAGGAAATATGCTATTCCACACACCATTGGATACAAGTAAAAACATTACAACAGGCGATGTATTTAAAATTGCTAGTGGTTCACTAACTGTTACATTTGCTTAATCATGCCTGCTGATGTTTGTGGTTTTACTACCCTAGAGTCATTAGATGCTTTAGGTAGCATAGACGATTTAACATTGTCATTAGATGATGGTGCTTACGCTACTGCGTGTTTACATTATGGTGACGGAACAATTACCAATGATGGTGTTGTTGTTGCTGCACCTACAGTAACCATATCATTTAGTGGAACAATCACAGGTAATGCTGATGCAAGTGCTAGTGCAGGATTAATTGTTACTAGAACTGCTGATATAGATACATCTGCTAGTGCAAGTGCATATCCTACTAAAATTATATTCTTTAGTGGTGATATTACTTGTGATGCAAGTGTGCAAGCACTAGGTGGTGGTCAATGGACTGGATACGCATTTATGGGTGCACAAGCAAATGCTTATGTTAAAGGTAATGCGATATTTAGTTTCACAGGCACAGTATCAAGTAGAGCAGATATGAGTGCAGATTTATACATCTACGGACAAGAATGGACTCCTGTATCTACAGGTAGTGAAACATGGACACAAATAGGATAAACGAGGTAAATTATGGCAAAAACTAAAATTTCAGAATATGATTCAACCGCTAGTAATAATACTGATATAGACAGTATTAATATTGACGAGGGTTGTGCTCCCAGTGGTATAAACAATGCTATTCGTGAGGTAATGGCACATCTAAAAGACTTCCAAGCAGGTCTATCAGGTGATACATTACCAATCGCATCAGGCGGAACAGGTGCTACTACAACAAGTGCAGCTAGAACTGCATTAGGTGCAGGAACAACAGGTGCATCAGTATTCCAAGCAGCAACAGTAGCAGCAGCACAACAAGCGATGGATGTTGAAGTTGGTGTTGATGTTCAAGCATACGATGCAGACACATTAGTGGGTGATACAGCAAAAACACTTACTGCTCCATTTAGAGGAACAGTAACTACAGATAACGACTTATCATTCGATCAAAATGTAACTAATAACTTTTCATGCACACCAAGTTCAGGTGGCACATTAACCTTTACTAACCATACATCAGGTCAGTCAGGTTATGTGTTATTAGATAATAGTGCAGGTGTTGCTATCACTGCTGCAGCTACAACTAAAATTACTGCAACAGATTTAACAACTATCTCAACAGCAGGTGTATACTTAATATCTTACTTTGATAACGGAACAAACGCATATTGCACAGTTAGTGCATCTTATGCTTAATACGGAGATTTACCTTGAGTCTATTACAAAACAGTAATGCCATATCTACAGGTGGTGCATATAACCTAGAATCTAGTCTACGCTTTCGTTCAAGTGCTAGTGCATATTTAACAAGAACATTGTCAGCAAGTGGCACTACTAATACATGGTCATTTTGGGTTAAGCGTGGAAAGTTAAGTTCTGGATATCAAAGTCTTTTTGATTGGTCAAATGGTGTTAACACATCATTTGGAATTGTATTTACTTCTAGTGATACACTTGATTTTTACAATTATTCTAGTGCATATACAATGCAATTGGTTACAACTCAATTATTTCGTGACCCATCAGCGTGGTATCATATTGTTGTTGTTATGGACACAACCAATGCAACTGCATCAGATAGAGCAAGAATATATGTGAATGGCAATAGAGTAACAACATTTTCTACAGCAACATATCCAACACAAAATTTATCATTAAATATTGCAACATCAAGAGCATTTGATATTGGCGCACTTGGAACAACACACATTCAAAACTTTGACGGATACATGACAGAGTTTAACTTCGTAGACGGACAAGCACTTACACCATCAGACTTCGGTGAAACAGATACAACAACTGGTGTATGGAAACCTAAAGAATACACAGGCACATACGGCACTAATGGTTTCTATCTACCTATG